CCATTCTACCAGTTTGGTAAAATTCAATTCTTTATTCTAACTGCTGAAATCTATGATGTCGGTAACGACAATCTTGAAACTGGAGTTCCAGCAATTGATGAGATTGAACAACTCTTCTCTAGTGCGTTCAAGCTTGTCATGGATCCTGGTGGTATTGGCAACTTTACAGTTGGGGAAGAGATCGTTGGAGATGAGTTCCTAGCAAAAGCAACATCAGCAATTACTGGCGGTGCTATAAGTGGAACAACAATCAGCGATGGTGGAGCATTCTACAATCCAGCAATTCCCCCAACTGTTACATTCTCGGCACCTCCAACAGGTGGCACTCAAGCTACTGGAACTGCTACGGTATCTTCAAACGGTATCGTGACTGGGATTTTCATTACCAATCCTGGAAGTGGTTACACGTCTGCTCCAACAGTAACGATTGACTACTCACCAAAAGACAATAGAGCAGAAGTCAAGTCCTGGAACCCAGCAACTCGCACTCTGGAAGTTATCAACAGAACTGGCACATTCACAACTGCCGAGACAATTACTGGTCTTACATCTGGCGCCAAGTGGAGCCCATTCACTTTTGACACTCTAAATAATACCAACAGCGCCTACGATCAAAATAGAGAGATTGAGGATACCGCTGACGATATTGTGGATTGGACTGAAAGAAACCCATTTGGTGAGTTTGGAAATTATACAGGTAGCGTCTGATGTTAGGATCACATTTTTATAACGAAATTACTCGTAAGAATATTATTGCTTTTGGCACACTCTTCAACAACATCACGTTGAGAAAGAAAGATCCAAATACAGGTGCTGTATTGGAAGAAGAAAAGGTCCAACTAGCATACGGTCCTAAGCAAAAGTTTCTTGCTCGCCTAGAACAAAACCCAGATGTGGGTAGAAAGGTTGGCATTACTTTGCCACGTATTTACTTTGAGATGACTGGAATTGATTACGATCCTACCCGTAAGACATCACCAATTCAAAAATACAAAACGATCATTGCTGATAATGGTAATGAAGTCAGAGTTCAATATGTTCCTGTTCCTTATAATATGAGTTTTGAATTGGGTATCATATCAAAATCACAAGACGATGCTCTACAGATTATTGAGCAGATCCTACCATACTTCCAACCATCATTCTCAATCACTCTGAACATGATTCCAGAGATGGATGAGAAGAAGGATGTTGCTATTGTTCTCAACGATATCAACTACGAAGATGAATGGGAAGATGACTATATGCAGCGTAGATACGTTGTCTATACTCTAAGATTTACTGCCAAGACATACTTCTACGGTCCTTACAGTCAGTCCGATATCATCAAGAAAGCAATCATCTACGAAACAATTGGTGATGCTGCTGTCAATAGGAGAACGATCAAGAGAACATATACTCCTGTTGCTGTTCAAGATCAAGATGGTGATAATGATGTAGATGCTCAGGATACAGCAATCCTAACGGCAGATGATAATTTTGGTTTCAACGAAGGTATAGAATTCTATTGATATGAGATTAGAGGAAAATATGGAAGAACTACTGAATATTGAGGCAGAGGTTGTTGATGAACCAAAGCCAGTGAAAGTTCCTGGTGAGAAGGAAGACAAGATAGAAGACTACGAATATACCAGGGCAGAGCTATACACCCTCATCAGCAAGGGTCAGGAGGCGGTACAAGGCGCCTTAGAGGTCGCACAGGAGAGCGGACACCCTAGAGCATACGAAGTCGCTGTGAATGCCATGAAGCAGGTAGCAGACATGACTGACAAGCTTGTAGATCTTCAGAAAAAGATGAAGGATCTAGATGCCGAGAACAAGAAAGTAACGAACGTCACAAACAATGCCATGTTTGTTGGCAGTACAACTGAACTACAAAAGATGCTAAAGCAGATGGGTGGCGGCAAACGATAAATATTTTATTGTCGCTCAGTTCAACCAATGGCAAAGTCAGCTAACAAAGGCAAGAAAGGATCCAATGGATCTAAGCAAAATCAAGGCAATGCCACTGCCAAGAAAGCAAAGAATGGGGGCAAGAAAAAATGACGTTGATAGCATTTGCGATCATAGGAATAGTTGAGGTTGGACCCAACGTTTGCCAGATTGATTATATGAGATATGTGGATGTTGCGAGTGTAAAACTTCCTTGCGACATCGTGAAACTAAATACTATTGATATGAAGTCGGAAAATGCCAGTTCCAGCAACCAACTTAAATTACGTTAGAAATGACGTAAATTGTGATCCATTAGTGACACAACCTACTTCGGTAACGGTTGATGTATTCAACGGAACAGAAGGTTGGACGGCATTTCAATACAAGGACTTCAACGGTGATTATGTCCCAAGAAATCCCAACAATACTGTAAGAACTCCTGGAACATTTCAAGCAAGGAACTACGACAACACAACTAGAACTCCTGCTAATTATCAACGTTATGATACTAGCAACAATCCGATATTAGCATAATGGCACAGTATAGCAAACACTACGAAGATTTCCTGCCGCAGGAAAAAACAAACTTTGAGGTAGTCATGATTGCCGATAACTTCGGTAAGCTTACTGCTGGAACTGGTGCGACTGCTGTTGATGCCTTTGGTCGTTTGAGAGTTGCTGAGACATTTACTCTCGGTGACTATAAGCACCTTTATGCTATTGACCCCAACTTCAACGATAAAAAATTGAATGGTGGTGACCTTCAATATAATGTAAATAAAGCGTGTGCCACACTGACGACAACATCTAATGTTGCTTCTAGTGTTGCCCACCAAACAAAGTTCTATCATCATTACCAGCCAGGTAAATCACAAGTCATTTTTAGTTCGGTATGCTTTGGTTACGCTCAGCAGAATGTAACCAAAAGAACTGGATACTTTGATGACAGAGATGGCATTTACTTTGAGCAAGTTGGAAATGGAACTTCCAACGGCACAAACAACGGCACACTCAATTTTGTAATTCGTTCCTATGCTGGCGGTAGTGCTAGTGAAGCGGCAGTAGGAACCTACAAGAGAAGAGTTCCTCAATCAGAATGGAATATTGATCCTTGTGATGGAACTGGTCCTTCCAAGTTCAATATCAATACTTCAAAAACTCAACTGATCTATATTGACTTTCAGTGGCTTGGAGTTGGTAGAGTTCGTTGTGGATTTGTTCATGACGGTCAGATTGTTTTAGCACACGAATACTACTGCTCCAATGTGCTATCAGAAGTTTATATGTCTAATCCAAATCTCCCAGTAAGATGTGAGATCCTAAACACAGGCACAACTTCTGGTGGATCTATGGATCAGATTTGTTCCACCGTAATGTCAGAAGGTGGATACACAGAAAGTGGTATTGACTTTATGCAGTTGATGACAGCATCAAGAGCAGTTGGAGCAGCTGCCACTCTACCAGTATTAGCAATTCGTTTGAAAAATACATTCCAATCTTATCCAAACAGAATTTCTGTCAAGTTAAATAATATTGCGTTGTATCCAACTGGAGAGACGATGGCATTTCAAATTGCTAAACTACCAAGCGAAGCAAGTTTGACAGGAACACTTGCTTGGACTGATGTTGATGCTGATAGTGGCGTTCAATATTCTATAGGTGCTACTGGTTATACAGCAGCAGATGCTGATGTCTTATTTGGTGGTTATGTAACTGCTGGTTCTTCACAGAACTCTTTAGCATCTGCTTCAACAGGTTCTATTTCAGCAGCAAAGAAAAACATTATCGTTCAGAATTTTGACTCAAGTTCATCTGAAGTATATGTTGTATTGGTAACGAACATGGGTAATAACGCTGGAACAATCAGAGCAGGTCTTCAATGGAGGGAGATTTACTAATGAAAAACTTTAAAGAAATCAAACATCTTGCTGAAGAAGCAAAGAAAAAAGAGCAAGAAGAAAAGCGTTTCTGTAAGCTCTGTCAAAAACCAGAGACCAGAAAGGAATGTTCCTATGGCGAGAAAGCATGGGATCGTTTCGCAGTTCCAGTTCAATCTATCAAAAGAGAAGAAGTAGAACTAGACGAAGCTGCTTGGACACGTAAGGAGGGTCAGAACAAAAATGGCGGTCTTAACGAGAAAGGTAGAAAGTCTTATGAAAGAGCTAATCCTGGAAGCGACCTTAAGGCACCTTCAAAGAAAGTTGGAAATCCCCGCAGGGCGTCATTTTGTGCCAGAATGAAGGGCATGAAGTCGAAGCTAACTTCCAAGAAAACTGCCCGAGATCCAGACAGCAGGATCAATAAATCGCTTCGTGCGTGGAATTGCTGACACAAACCTGACGAAAAATTTGTTGTTATTATAATTAGTTTTGAGGTTTCCATTATGATAATGAGACTGAAAGAAGAGGACATTACACGACTTATTCTTGCCTGCGAACTTTATAAGAACTCAACTGGATCTGAGTATATCTGGGACCAGTATGAGGAACTTATAAACACACTCAAAACTTACCTTGAACAATACTCAACAGATGATGACTAATACACTTATCAGTGCTATGCTAATTTTTTCAAGCATAGCACTTTTCGTTTATTGGGGTCTTACACACGCATACCCATCATGAGCTATTACAATTTTATCACGTATGAAGTTTTACTGCTTATCATGGCACTTGGAGTGATCAATTATTATCGTCACAAACCAAGACCCAGTTTTATTCTAGGTCTAGCTTCGTTCGTTCTATCAGTTATACTTTGTGTGATTATGTTTTGGTGGATGATTGATACAGTAGTATATCTAAAATACGAGGTAATCACTTCACCATTATTCAGAGGAGAACAACCAAGACAAATTTTACCGACATGAACATCTTATTTCATTTAGTAGAATTTTTAGCAGACAGTCCAATCTGGTTAGGACTTTGTGGATTTGGTATTATTGTCCTACCTATCATGGGAATACAATACATACACAACAAAGACAATGCCAAATGATTTCCCTTGGGGAGTAGTAACAATACTAGGTTGTGGTCTTTTATTCACTTTGTATGTCATCTACTACATATTACGGATGGCAAACGAGGAGATGAAAGACCATGACCGACACTAAAGATCCATATATTTACCGCATTCGTTCAGTACATAAGGTAGTAGATGGCGACACTATTGACGCTGATATTGATTTGGGTTTTGATATTAGCCTCACTAAACGAATTCGTTTGGCGGGTATTGATACCCCAGAGAGCCGCACGTCGGATGCGTATGAAAAGAAACTCGGACTTCAAGCAAAAGAATGGTTGAAGCATAAGTTAGAGAATGCTAAAGATATTATTATCAAGACCGAACTTCCAGACAGCACAGAGAAGTATGGTCGCATCATCGGACACCTGTTTATCAACGGTGAAGAAGTCTCAGTCAATAACCAAATGATCTCTGAGGGTCATGCCTGGAACTACGATGGTGGAACCAAAGCTAAGGATTTTAACATTCTAAAAGAAATCCGTATTGCCAAAGGAACCTGGACAGAAGCATAATTTATAAGTATGTAAAGATATACTTATCAAATCGTAACATAATGTAACACATTTTTCTGCTACATAGCTTATAATAAATGTAGCAGAGAGTTACATATGTACGGGACTTATTTTATTGTTGTGTTCTTTGCAATCCTGGTAGCATATGCTGGGGTTGAGGAAACTATGAAACTCTTTGCTTATGCTGATCTTCAACTACGCTATGCGTTTGTAAGAGTTCAGATGAGATGGATGGGTTGGAAACTCAAGAGGCAACTTGTGAGAGATACAACCGATTTCAAAAAGTTCCTCGCAAATTACGAAAATGAACACGAAGACCTGCCCTAAGTGTGGTGCTAATTGGATCAACGATCAGCACTACTGGACGGGAACAAACAAGCCAGGTAATGAACTTGACCTGGCGGGGTTAGTATGTAACAAGTTGGGAGATGATACTTGTATCAATCCTTGCCGTGGCAAAGAAGGTGGTGTTACATGGGAGAAGAGATTGAAGGAGTTGGAAGAAGACCACCCCTAAATACCAGTAGTGACTAGGTTTTATTGTGGCAGCTGGTACTGATGTATATTTGGGTAATCCTAATCTAAAGAAAGCAGGAACCCAAATATCATTTACAAAAAAACAAATCAACGAGTGGATCAAGTGTAAGAATGATCCAGTCTATTTTGCTGAAAATTATATTAAGATTATCTCACTAGACGAAGGCTTAGTGCCTTTTGAGATGTATGATTTCCAGAAGAAGATTTTACAAGACTTCCATGAAAACCGATTTAACATCGCAAAGCTCCCAAGACAAACTGGAAAATCCACTACGGTTGTTGCTTATCTGCTTTATTACGCAATATTCTTTGATAGCGTTAATATTGGCATTCTGGCTAACAAAGCTTCAACATCTAGGGAACTCCTGAGCAGACTTCAACTTGCTTATGAGAACTTACCAAAATGGATGCAGCATGGCGTAGTTGTTTGGAACAAAGGTAATGTCGAACTTGAAAACGGATCAAAAATTCTGGCATCTTCTACATCTGCGTCTGCTGTCCGAGGCATGTCGTTTAATATCTTGTTCCTCGACGAATTCGCTTTCGTTCCAAACCATGTTGCAGAGCAATTCTTTGCCTCTGTTTATCCTACTATTACTTCTGGTAAGAGCACGAAAGTCATAATCATTTCAACGCCGAATGGCATGAACCATTTCTACAAGATGTGGATTGATGCTAAGAACGGCAAGAATGGTTATGTAATGAACGAGGTTCATTGGTCTCAAGTTCCTGGTAGAGATGCCAAGTGGAAGGAAGAGACACTCAAGAATACTTCTGCAAGACAGTTCGCACAAGAGTTTGAATGCGACTTCCTTGGTTCTGCTGATACACTCATCAGTCCAGCCAAGCTTCAAAACATACCATTTATTGACCCAATTACATCCAATGCAGGACTTGATATCCACGAAAGAGTACAAAAAGATCACGAATACATTATTACTGTTGATGTTGCCAGAGGAATTGGTGGCGACTATAGTGCTTTCGTCGTGTTTGATATCACCACACTGCCGTATAAGGTCGTGGCAAAGTACAGAAATAATGAAATTAAACCTGTACTGTTTCCCTCGGTAATTTTACAGGTAGCAAAGGAATACAATTTACCATATATCCTGGTAGAAGTCAATGATATTGGTGATAGTATTGCTGCCACTTTAAACTACGATCTAGAGTATCCTAATGTATTGATGTGTGCGATGCGTGGTAGGGCAGGTCAAATTGTTGGTACAGGTTTCTCTGGAATGAAAACTCAACTTGGTGTCAAGATGAGTGTGACAGTTAAGAAATTGGGTTGCGCTAATCTCAAAGCAATCATCGAAGAAGATAAACTAACTTTTGGTGACTTTGAAATCTTACAGGAGCTCACCACCTTCATCCAGAAAAAGATGGCATGGGAAGCAGACGAAGGATATCATGATGACCTCGTAATGTGTTTGGTTCTCTTTGCATGGTTAGTCATGCAGGAATACTTCAAAGAGATGACAGATCAGGATGTTCGTCGTCGTATCTATGAAGAACAGAGAAATCAGATTGAGCAAGATATGGCACCGTTTGGTTTTATTGATGATGGTATGGGAGATGATAGTTTTATAGACGCTGATGGATCTCTATGGGAGTATGGAAATACTCAAGAAGAAGTAAGTTACATGTGGAACTATTAATGGACTTAGAAGATCAGTTTTCGTTAGAACATCTCATCTTTAAAGAACGAAGGTGTAGGACTTGCAATAAAGAAAAAGATCTTCTTACAGATTTTTATTTGATCCGTAAAAACAAAAGACCGTTTCCTTCAGCATATTCATATGAATGTAAAGCATGTACAGTCAAAAGAATTATTGAAGCAAGAAAAAAAGATCATACAAATTGGTCATATCCTGACTGGTAGAGTGTTCATGCATTGTTTCCCCCTCTGAACATTACTAATTTCTAAATAGATTTAGATAAATTTGATATCTAAGAGGTAAAAACATGGCAAG